CATACTATGCCTCCTGTGCTAAAGAGACCAAATCCCATTTACTATCCGCTGAATTATAGAAAAACAAAATGTAGAGAGTTTTTCCTAAAACGGTTGTTGCGGGGAGTGCTGTTCCGACAGCCCGATAGATAGCATTAAAGGCAAGTGTTCTAGCCGTTCCATCATCTTTAATTCTGATATTTAACATATTTCCATCAACGGGAGAGCCTGAAGGTATTCCAAAAGTAGCACCTTCGCCTAATGCCGTAATAGTGTAGAATGTTCTCAATGATGAGCCAGTTGGTGTAGGTGTGGCACTACTTGTAATAGTTCCAGTTGCATATCCAATTACGTCCGTATTGATTACGAGTCCTAGATTTGTTCTAGCGGTTGAAGCACTAGATATGTCAGATAGATTATTTGTAGTAACTAAAAATGTAGGAGCAGAGCTAGTCCAATCTGTTCCATTTGAAGTCAGGATATTCCCAGACGTAGATGGAGCGACAGATGGAACATTGTGACTATCTTTTAATGCTTTCGCCGTAGCAAATTTAACATCATCTGTACCAGTATCTAATTCAGCACCAGAGGCTTTTACAATCATTGCCGTTGTGCCAAGCAATGTGTTATCCGAGTTTACCGTTACCAAGTTTCCACTTGTTCCTGCAATATATACTTGGTCTGCGGAGTTTGAAGAAACCCAAACCCACTGTGTCCCATCGTATCTAAACAGGTAATTCTTCCCAACCATTAATTCTCCAGCGGAGATATTTACACCTGTCCCCGCAGAATTAATTTTATATAGGGATTTAGTCCCTAATGAATTTATGTTTAGAGTAACAGTTCCAGCAGAAGCAACATCCAATTTAACAATGATTGTCATATTTGTTATGTACGATGTTATTTCTGTAATTCCACTCGATTCATAATAATTGGAAGAAACAAATGTTGCGGGAACATAGATAGCACCTCTAGTAGTTTGAAGTGCTGTAATCTGCCCTGCTTGAACACCGTATGCTGTATCTATTTTATAAAAATTACTTGTTCCAGAAGTCCCTGCAATTGTGGCTCTAAAATTACTAAAATATTCAGCTTGGTCTGTTGTTGAATTATATAATACTAGAGATAAATTAGGGGTAGTAGTTGTCATTGAAGTCCTCCTTTATGCAACTATATAATCCAAACTACCTAAAGTTTGAGTATCCATAGTAAGTAGTGTCTGTGGGTCGTAATACCCAAGACTGAAAAATGTAGCCAATGTTGGTAAAAATACAATCTTTATTTTTTTTAAGACTATAATAGAAACCAATTTTTGAATAGCTTTAGAAACGAAAGATAGTCTCGTTTTTTGATTGAATACAGCAACGGCTTTAAGCCTCTCTCTGATTACAATTACCATCCTAACTCTTTTTAGATTTATTGTTTGAGTTATCTTAGTAACTAATTTCATCTGAGAGATTGTCATTCTTATTCTCTTCAGATTTATTGTTGAAACGAATTTCATTATCGCACTAGAGATAAATGTAAGTTTTATCTTGCCGTTTATTCTAAAAAGAAAAGTAACCGCATAATCGAAAGAAGACAATATCAATGAAAAAGTTTTTCTAGTTCTTGTTATAAGATTAAAACTTTTATTATTCCCTTTCATGTTTATACCTAAGTATTATTGAATTGAATTGTCACCGCTCCAATTGCAAACAAAACGGTTGTAGCACTAGCAACTGTTCTGGCGGGAGATAAAACATCATACCACCAAATATTTCCACCCGTTAAAGCATCACTGGCGAAAACGTAGGTAATAGTTCCCCAAGAAGCTGTACTTTCTGCAAAAGTAATTGCACCAGTATTTGTAGCCGTTCCAATTGAGGGAGTTGTCCAACCTCCGCTATTTACATAACCAACTCTAGCATATGCACCGCCAGAAGGCTCTGTTGCTCCAGTGCCGTCAATATTGATAGTCGTTGTTGACAAGCCGAAATAGTAGGTAGAAGGAACTGTATAAGTCACTCCACCGAAATTATAGTTCACCACTTTATTTGAAGAGTGATAAGTTATAGCCATATTATTATATTCCTCCTTTTAAACGTAAGGGATTCTAGACCCTATCGTAACCAATCCTTGAGCGGGTCTATATTCAGTTCCGCCGAAAGAAACTATAGTTGGCTGATAGATATATTTTCCACTCATATCGTTTGTTAATCCATCTAATTCAAATTCAAATGTATTCACTCCTGTAACACTTCCTGTAACCTTCAACTCGGAATATTCAGGTTGTCCAAAAGGGGCGAATGGTAAATATACACTCGCTCCACCTAAGTCCATAGGGGTAACACCATCATCATCAAATACCGCAAATGACATTGTTACCTTGTCTCCAGCAATAAAAGAAAATTCTTCGAGAGAATTTATTTCTAAGTATGAAGCGTATGACATTAATCCTCCTCTTCTTTTTCTTCGACCTCTTCAATCTTCTCAAACAATTCTTTCAATATCAATCTTGACGCAAAAAGAAACTCAACAGAATCTCCTTTGACTTCAACTTGAGAAAGTTTTACATTTAGTTTAGACATTACTTCTTTAATATCTAAATCAGATTTATAAGATTTCATTAATTTTCTCCAATTCTGTATGTTTTTCCATTTATATATGTTTCGCACATCAGACCGTTTTTACTTAAATTATTTTCGCAGTAGAAAAGAATTTCAATATATTTATTTTTTACATCGGAAACGCTACTGTATGAATTTATTCTATTTTCAAATCCAACTCTAAAATCTTTTTTTATCAAATTCAAATAAATAAGTAAAGCAGAAAGCACAATGGATATTAATAATATTTTTTTTAACATTTTCATCCTTATACAACTGATACTAATATTCCTTTTATAAAATTAAAGGTTTTATAACCTGCACTTGTAAATATTATTTTACTTGTCGTCAATGCTAAATTATCGTCTATGTACAAATTTCCACCCCCTATGTGAAATCTTCCGGAAGCATAAACGTCAGGAGCCTGTAGTAAGACAGCCACCGAATTTACTCCTACTTGATTCCCAGAAGAAAAAAGGCGAACAAGTCCACCCGATTCTTGAAGTCCCCCACTTGGAAAACCAACAGTTCCCCCATAGACTCTACTTCCGCTCATTGTTCCCGAAGTTATTTTTGTGGCGGGAATATCTGTCAGTTGAGAATAACTAACTGCACCAACTAATTTATCGGCATAAATATTCCCCGTAAATGTTGCGGTTGAACCAGATATGGTCAATCCCCCAAGTTTAATATTTCCGTTACTCCTAATATAGTTTCCAAAAGTATCAGAGATACCTACTGAACTAATTGTCCATCCACCCAGAGAACCGCTGTTTGCAGTTATTGAGCCAGTAAAAGTACCCGTTGCGCCAGATAGATTACCACTAAAGTTCACATTACCTGCATTATCTACCCAAAATTTATCAGTAAATGTACCACCTTCATTCTTTTGAATTGAAAAAGAATTGGTAGCAGTAGGGTCTATATTTATCTTAGTGTTCAATGTAGATACTGAAAATTTAGCGTTATTCAATGTTGCACCACTTTCATCTAATACAAAGTTATTTGCACCATTTGAAATGGTGAGAGTATTACCTGCCAATAAATTTCCGTAGATTACTCCAGCAACCAAACCAAATTTATCTCCCGCACTTGTAGGTATTCTACCGAGAGCTAGTTTACTTGTTTGAAAACCATCATCGGTAAATGCCAATACACTACTTGTAAGCCATACTTGAGTTGGGTCATATGTTCCAGTGGAAGGATTTAATGTTCTTCCTCTCAATCCATTTTGGTTAATTAGAATTTCTTGATTATTATTATTTATGATGGAGTTATTAGCAGTATTTAAAGATGATGTTATAAATGTAGTTACATCGTCTTTATAATCATTCTCCCAATTACCCCATTTCAGATTATCGAAAGATACTTTACTACCTGTCTTAACAACATTTCCATATAAATCAGAGTAAGCAAAATTTCCATTATCTAATCTAAATCTATTACTGAAAGTCATTGAAAAATCTGTTGGACTATCAAATGACAAAGACATCTCCAATAAAACCGTCTCCACATTAGAGCCGTTCAATTCTACATTGAATGTAGCACCTAATTCGGTCTGTTGAGTAAACACAGTAAATTCTGGAAGTTCTATGTAGTTTATGGCTTTAAACTCAATCTCATATCTGGGTTGAGAAATTCTGCCCAATACAATTTTCGATTGGTCATATAAATCCTGTTGAGCATCTTGGATTTCTACATTGTTCATCAAATCTGTTTGGATTATATTTTCGTTCTGATACGTGTTCTCATATATGAAATTATTTAGTTCCAATAATTGAAGTGGTGTAAAATTCAAAGGATTATCAAATGATACTAAAGTATTTATCGCTTGAAGATTAGTTGTAACAACATCTATCTGCAATTGTTTATTTTGAATTAAAATTGTTTGAGAGTCTATTTGAAGTTGTTTATCCGCTAATTCAATATTTATAGATGTTAAATCTTCTCCACCCTGAACCCTAAGTTTTTTAACTCCTTCCAAAGAAAGATAGTCAGAATTATATTGAGTTAGGGTAGACCTCAAATCAATCATTTCTGAATTATAAGTTTTCAAAGTAGTCAAGTAATCAGCATAAATTGGTTGTTCAACTAAAATTAAAGCGTTCCAATTTGTAATGGCTGTAACTAATCCAGAACTCATCCAATCAGTATTTGTATAATATGAAAAATCATAAATTCTATCTGTACCGAGAGGATTTACCCCTCTAATGTTCAGTGTTCCACCACCATAAACTGCAAGACAAGTGGTTATTTCGTCTGTCTTTTCCGACAACGATGCGTTTTCAATTAAGTTATCAAAACTCAAAAATACATCTGTATTCGAAGTTACGTTGTCATAAGCGACAGCGGAAATGGTTCTATTGAAACTATCGAATACAAAGATACATTCAAAAGCGGTAGAAACTTCCCCGCTCAATACTCCATAGATAGTAGAATCCGCAATGCTAAAAGTTCTATATTTGGTCAATAAAGAAATATCAACATCTCCGACACTCCAATTAGGAGCAAGCGCAACCATGTCATCTAATAGTGTTCCCGCAGGACTTAGAATATCATATAGTTTTACAGTTCCCCCATAAGCAGAAACTCTTTTTGAAACAAGTTCATATTCTAAAGACTTGCACGATACCTTCTTAATTGGTTGAGAACCATCCATTTCTTCAGACACATCATCTATAATATAATATCCAAAATTTTCAACCAATACCAACTTCTTATTTTTTATATGTTGATAAGCAACAATCTCAGTTTCTCCGCCATCAATTGACTTTGGGAAAGTAAATGAAAAATCACCTATC